TTATATAAATCCAACTCATTTTTAGTAGTGGTTTTATAATTCTCAAAAGATAAACTAAACTCACTATCCTTTTCTGATAAATGATTATCTACTGATTGAGTTGTTGCAGTTTTATACTGATTTAAGTTATTATTAATTTCAGTATCCTTGGTAACTTTATAATCAGATATACTTTGTATAGTATTAGTAGCGTTAGTGTTAATATTTCCTAATGTCTCATTTCCGTCAGAAATCATCTTTGTAACTAAAACCGTATTAGCATCGAGACTTTCATTTACTTTTGTGTTAGTATCTGAAATCAACTTAGTAACATCAGTTTCTACTGTACCAATGTGTTGTTTGACATACTCATCAGTTGTTGAAACTAAAGTATCAATTTCTTGTTCCATTTCTGTAATTTTTAACTGTCTATTGGTTTCATTTACTTTTCTCTGTTCCTCATCCAATTTAATCGTACTAAATTCACTTAACATACTAACTAATGTATGAAATCTTTCAGCAGCAGCCACTTGCTCGTTTAATACTATTAACCCATCGTCTTTAATGGCATAATTAAATGATTCAGTAACAATTTTCTCATCTTGACAAACCACTAGAATTTTAGCCTGATATGTTCCTGTAACATTCTTTAAAGAATCTTTTAATTTGCAATAGATTATACCTGTTTTATCAGTTACTTCCATGAATTGAGATTTAGATACGCCGTTAGGATCTATTACACATAAAGTCACAATCGCCTTATCCAACTCAACTGGATTATTTGACCTTAATACTTTTACATAAAAATCAGAAGTCTCATCGTCCGATATGTAAAACTCAAGAGTTTCATTTTTGATGTTGCGTTGTAAGTCTAGTGTAATATTTGCATATTTTCTGTTTACCATTTTGCCTACCTCCTTTATAAAATTTAATGGGACAGAATTCCGTTATCTATCCCAAACATACTCCCAGACCGTACATTAACGATTAGGAGAAGGTTTATATATAAATTGGATTAGTTATCTATGTTAAATTTAAAATCGGTTATATACATTCGCTTTTACAATGCTATTAAAATTAATAACCTTATAAAAATAAACGTATAGTTACATTTGTTTTATTAATTGTTGAACCATTATTTAATATTTTTTATCCAATCATCATACAATGATTGTGTTTGCTTTCTATCAAAAATAAAAAATATCTTATATGTCTTATGGTGGTATTGAGGAACTCCTACTGGGTTCACTCCATTTCGAATATAATGATAAACCAAATTCATATTAAAAACTAAAACTAAATCCTTGTTATATTCTTTCATTATATAACCTCCTCAAATATATTTTTTAAGATAGTTTCTATATTATCGAACTCCCAATATGGAATTCTAGTCATATTCCAATTATATTTATTAGCATATTGATTTTTAATTTTATCATTTGCTAATAAATTTTCATAAGATCCATCTTTATATAAATCCTCAAAATGAAATTCTCCATCATATTCTATCCATATTTTCAATTTCGGTAGTATAAAGTCAGGTCTCAAATAATACCCTTTATTTGATAATAAATCTTTAAAAACAACTTTATCATAAAAATAATCATCATTTTCTTTGAATGCATGTTTATTTAAAAATTCTTTTATTCTAACTTCCCCTAAAGACGCTCTACAATCACAACACACGCTACCTTTTTCGAAATATGTAGCTGATGAAATTTGTCTTTTAAATTCTTTTCCACATTTTTCACACACAAACCAAAATTTATTGTTACTTTTAGGTGCAACCTCATATGGTGATTTTTTATTCTTGTTGCTCCAATACATCGATACATGAGGGTATAAATTTCCAAACGAATCTAATTTATGTATTTTCCCATGTGAGTGACATAAAGGGCAACTATTACCATTGTTATTTCTTTTTACATAATTGTCACAAGTCATTTCATAATCTCCATGATAATCCTTTTCATTACATTTTATCCACACCTTTTTATGCGACCTTGGGGCTATAGACCAAGGGTTAATTGTATTTTTATCTGACCAATATTTTTCTAAGAAATATTTATCTATAGTATCTATGCATTTTTGAGCAAATGAATCTTTTGGATGAACTTTATTTTTTAAATTATAACAATACGGACAAGAAGAATCATTATTGCTATTTTTTGATAAACAACGTACAAAGTTAGTACCTGTTGTTTTATAACTACCATGGTAGTTAGTTTTTGTACATTTTATATAAATAAATTTATTTGTTTTAGGTGTAATGCAATAAGGATTGACAGTATTCTTTTCCCAATCCCAATATTTATTGAGTGGTTCTTGTAACTTGTTTTGAATGTAATAAGCAAATGAATTTTCATAATGGTGGCAACAACAATTAGTATCTCTATGAAAATCTACTTTGAAATTTCTCAACAAAACATCTGATTCTTTATCGCAATAATTGCATTTTATTTTAATATGAATTTCTTTACCAGCATACTTGTTCTTATCTGGCATGTATTCATTTTTATTATATGTACCTATATAGGTATAATCCCACACCTCTACTCTTTCCTTGTGAGCTTGAACTATTTTCATTGTACTATTCTCCTTTTTTATTAATTTCATACATTAATTATATCACAGTATATTAAAGAGTACCGATTCAATTATAGAATCAATACTCTTTGTTTTTATTAATTATTGTATTTATTGATTTTATACAGTAGTTTTTTTGTCTATTTCAAATAATACTCCGTCTGAACCCGCAAGTACATCCATTGTTAAAGTATATGTTCCTATGTTCGCAGCGTCCATTGATAAATCTGCCTGTGGATTGGCTGCTACTTTTGCTGCAGTTAATGTTTGAACTTCTTCAGAGCCATCTTCCATTTTTAAAGTAAATGTTCCCGATAAAGAGTAATAAGGAGTAGAAACTGAATCTTTAACTGTTATCTTAGTTCCTGTTAATTCTCCACCAAGTAACATTGCCATTTCTTCTTTAGTAATAACCTCAGATCCTAGTTCAAAAGTACAAGTTTTAGATCCATATATGATTATTTTATCTACACCTTTTGCTTTAGCAGCAAGTTTCTCAGATTCAGTTTTCATATTAAATGTATTTAAGTAGTCTATTGTTATAGCCCCACCCTCACCTACAAGCGGACTTAAAATTACATCTGCCGCATCTTTAATCATAAATTGCATAAATATTTACCTCCAATTTTTTATATTAAAAAAGACACGTTATTCACGTGCCAATTTCGTTTCATTTTTCCAATTTTTATTTTTCTTTAAATCTATATCAGCGTAAGGATTAGTAGCCAGTAAATAACTTTTATCACTCGATTCCATTAAAGACTCAACCACATAAACATCTTTTACTTGCCATATAGTCCAATCTTTAATCTCATCATAAGTAAGTTTTCTAACATACATTACTTGTCTAACCAATTCCTCAAATGGCACAGCATTTTTTTTAGCCTGTTTTTCTTCATGTCTCTTACGAGCCTTCTTTATTTTCTCGACTAATTCAGGGTCGCCTTTAGTTTCTGGCTCTGGTTCAGGTTTATCAAAACGACACATCTCAAGAACAACTTGACTTAGAATATTAAAATTACTATCATCTATAAAAGCAAAAGGTTCTCCATTTCGCTTAAGTATCAAAACTAAATTATCATTAACATTAGCAATCAAAATATGTTCTTCAATATTCTTAAAAGTTCCATCTTCATTTTTTTCAACATCTAACTCATATACAAAAATAAGAGATTTTATTAATTCTTGCATTATTTTTTCATCTTGTTGAGACAATACATAAAAATATGTAAAATGTACTTTATTTTTTCTTATTTCTTCATTCAAGTCTAAACTCTGTTCCAAATAAAAAGGCTTCACGAAATCAATCAACTCGTAATCATAATCGTTCATAAATTCATCAACTTTAAATTGTTTAATTACTCCAAGATTATATTTTAATAAATTAATATCTCTACCTGTTAAATATTCTTTAGTATACAACATTACATTTTACCAAAATAATCTACTAATATTTTTGTTGAGTAACCAGTGTAATCTTGAGGCATATTATACATTTGAGTTGTTTCACCCCATTGTATTCCTTTTAATCCCTGCACACTATCGTCTTCGCATAAAACCATTTTGATTCTATTAAAAACCGACAAGTCCCTAAGACCATTAATTGTTTTTCTACAATCATTGTGGCAAACAACTCCAATTTCAACTTCAACAGTTCTAACTTTTCTACTTTTAGTGTAACCCCTAGAATACTGGGAATCTTTTGATAAATTTACAAACACGGATATGTCACTTTCTTTCCATACTTTGTCTATTCTTCTATCAATGAATACTTTATTATCTTTCAAAACTCCAATGGGATTTTTTACATCGTCTAAACTATATATATCCTTATCATTTACCTTGTTATAATAAAGCATTTTATTAATTTCAGAATCTAGCATTATTAAATTTGCTATTTTTATAATTAATCGGCTTGGGAAATCTTTAATAATATTATTCATATTACACCCCCCTAACCAAAATAATTTTTGTATCAATTGTATCTTGCGTATTTTTATCTATTGCGATAAGTGAAACATTACTACCTACATCACTCATTGAGTCATTATGTCTTACTATGCATTTGTTATTACCTTGAGAAACAATAACCGTATTTACATAATCAAAGTCTAGCATAAACTCAACTTCGCCTTCATATTCAACTTCATACTCATTTTCATCATACAAGTAAATTTCATTTTCACCTTTTATTTTACTAGCATCATTTTTAGATATATCATTATAAGCAATATTATTTTCAACATCATCTTCTTTAAGTATATTTGTTTGTAATATTATTGCAGAAATTAATCCATTATCACCAGTGTTTGAATTGTATTCAAAGTCGGTTAAATTTGTAACTCTATATACTGTTTTATTTGATATCATCATACGAGTACCTACATCTATACTTCTAGTGATGTGATTTGTACCAAAATAAACCCTATTCTTTGAATCTCCCATAGAAGTATAAACCATATCTGCCATGCCATCGCTATATAAAGTGAGTGCATTGACCGTCATAGGGATATTATATAATTTTCCTTTATAAACATAATTTAAGTATTGATTACATCTATTCATAGTAAACTTTTTACAAGTTTTAATTGACTTATTTTCACTAAAAATAATTAACCACCATGAATTATCCCAATAGATGTAAGATCCAACTTCAACATTGGTATCCAAAGAACACAATAATTTCTTTTCATCGTATGCTTTTTTATCATTATCAGAAATATCGTTGATAATCATCAGTTTCTTTTCATTTGTAGTAATATCAGGTAATTCATCTACTTTAGTATAATAAACTTCATGTGAGGTCAAAGATTGATTTAAGTATTCGTCAAATTCACTTACCATTTCAGAAATTTCTTTTTCTCTTATATTAGCGCTTTCACCTAAAACTCTATTCTTATATAATTCGAAGTAATCCATTATTTATTTATCCTTTTGTCTTTCCAAGAATATTTAATAAGTCTTTTTCTAAGTTTATCTTGGGTTTGATTTTCAAGTTTCATAAGTTTATCAAGTAAATTAGCAGGAGACTTTATAACATAGTCTCCGTCAGTTATCCTATTTTTTATTACTTCTTGAGTTAATTTCTTAGGTTGTAGCCAATATAATATCATTCCTTCTGCTAAAATGAATTTTTCATCTAAATCCAAATCTCCAATTATATTATTTTCTTCAATATTTAAATCTTTTCTACACTTGCTAAATTCTACTGATGCCCCTTGTAAATAAGTAAACATCAAGTCTTCAGCAACCTCTCGACTTAATTCAGTTATAATATCTTTTCCGATTTGGCTTAGAAAAATCTTATATATATCCTGAACAGGAGTTGACATTTAAATCACCTCCTATCTAAATTTTAAAGATTCTAATTCCAATAAATCTTTCACTAGTATCTCTTTACCTCTATCTATGTCTTCACCGTCTTGGTATAGTTGTATCATTTTACAAGCAATCATCTTAGTGAATTTTCTTCCTTTTTTCTTTAATTCTTTTTCAAATTCTTGTTCATCCGTAATTAATACGAATTCTTTCATGAAATCAGTATCGTAATCCTCTATTTCTTTAAATACTCTATCTAAACCTAAATAAGTTATTACATCTTGACTTGTTATATCCTCAACTTCATCTAAGAATATATTTGTGACTGTTATAGCGAAATCTTTAAAGAATCCCATAGATCTACTACAAACTTCTTTCATCATACCTAAAGAAATAATTTCAGATTCACCTAAGTCTAAATCAAAATACGTTTGCCCCATTTTATTCATATATAATACTGATCCTATACCAATATTTAATACTTCAACATTTATATCGTTTTCATTTTTTTTTAATAAATTAGATATCTGAGATTTATTTAATTTCTTTTTAATAGGTTTTTCCTCTGCTACTTCAACTTTTTCTAATTTATCTACTACATCTTTAGTTTTTTTTTCTTTTTTTATATTTTTTTCAGCCATATAATCTCCTCCATTTCATTTAATTAAGATATTTTTAATATACCGTAATCTTTACCAACAGCTATACCAACTCTAGCCATTCTTGACATTTCCATTTCGATTTGTCTATCGTTAGAATCTTTCTTTTCTAAACTCTCATCTATAAATACGTCTCCCTCAAAAGCACAATAAACAACTTTTTCTTTAGGTAAAACTAATATTGTATCGTTAGGTATATCATAAGACTTAGCCTCTTTATCGAATCCTTGCGCTAACTCATAAACAGGTACTCCACCGAATAATTGAACAAATCCAAACATTCTTCTATCATTAGCATCTTGAGTATATACTCCACCTAAACCAGCTATATTAGCTAAAGCACCTTTTGTACCAACTATTTGTACTTCACCACAATAAGCAGATAATTTATTTACAATTTCTTGTAATTTAGCATCTACACCTGCAGCATTAGAAGTACCATGGAATGGATTATTAGCAGAGTCATAAGCATCAAATAAAGTACCAGAAACTATTGTTGCTAATTTATGTGAGAAAGATCTTGCAACTTTGTTTACTAATTCAGTCCAATTAATTCTTCCAGTTAAAAATCTAAAGAATTCATCATAGATTTTAACGCCTAATTCAAATGCTTCAGTTTCCATTTTACCATTGTGCATTTTTTGTCTCATTTGAACACCAACACCAGTTGCCTTAACTGAAACGTCAAATAAGTCAGCGTTTTCTATGTAGTATTCAGGTTTATCACCCTCGTCCAATACTTCAGTTTGAACAAATTCACCAAATTGTTCAAAAGCTATATCATTATGAACTACTGTGATAGTTTTTTCTATTAATCCAAACATTTCATTTGCATTACCTTTAAACCATCTTCTAAATTCTCTTTTGTTATCAGGTAATGGTGATGACATTTTAGCTAATATTTCTTCTCTTATTATGTCATCTCCACTCTTTTTAAGCTCAGCAAAACATTCTTTTCTTCCATAGAATGTATCTATGGCAATTTGTTGTAAATCAGTTAAATTTTTGTACATTTAAATACCTCCGTTTTTATCTCTTTAATTTATTTTATTAATTTCATACACTTATCTTATAAGAAGATTATTTCAACCATATCTCTTCCCATATGTTTTACGCCAGTTTTTAACACTCTAGCTATTGCATTTTTATTAGTACCATCTACATATTTAGTATATCCTTGAGTACCAGCTTTTGGTGCTAATAAGTCTCCTTCAACAACTTCAACATCTATTAATGCTTTTTCAGCTTTTACTACAAATCCTGCATGATTTATATATGCTCTTGTAGACTCACCTGCTAGAACTTTTAAATCATCATCTGTTTTACCTTGTAAAGAATATCTTTGATCTGCTGTTACATCAGGCGCAACTACTGCATATTGATTTCCTACTGCATCTGTTAATGCTTTACCTTCTAATGCCTCGCCAGCTACGTCTACTCCACCTATTGTTTTAGCAGCGTAACCACCTAATAACACTAATGATCCATTTTGACATTCTGCCTCTGGTATAACTGATATAGCATTGTCAGCTACTCTTCTTTTTATTATTAAATACATAATTTACCTCCATTTATTTTGAATATTTTTTACCTAACTCACCATATCTTGATGAGATTTTTACATTATTTTGAACTTTAACTTCACAAGTAGATTTATCTGCTTTACTAAATTTAGAGTTATTTTCAATTTGTTTCATTCCTACTAAGCAATATAATTCTTTTTCATATTGCTCTTTAGATAACTCACCTGAAATTGCTTTCACTTCTAATTCTTGATATTCATCAATATCTAAATTAAATTTAGATGATATTTCTTTTATTTCAGACTCATATTCAGCCTTATCATAAGATTCTTTAAATTTCTTTAAATCTTCATAATCTTTCATTTCTTCAAACTTAGCCTCTAATTCAGCATGAGAAATTTTAAGATTATTTAATTCTGTAACTTCATTTTCATGAGTATCAATTGAATTAAATTTATTAATTATGTGTTCTTTAAGTTGAACATCTTCGCAATTAAACACATTAGGCTCAACTTCACCTGACATTTCTCTCCATTCTTGGATATATGACTTCTTGTTATCAAAATCTAATGTAACAACATCTTCGTTAACACCATAAGGTACACCAAAATATTGTCTGCATGACCAATCTGCAGTTTCAACTATTGCGATTTTGTCATCAGGTAATACATCCATGAACCAAAATTCTCTTGCTTGATATTTACCTTCCCAATAATCTTCTCTTTCAACAAATCTAGCATTTATTTGTGTAGTAATTTGGTCTGTTATGTTTTGAACAGATAAACCAAATTCTTCTGTTTGTTTGTTTGCGTCAACATTTTCATTTTTTTTGCTCAAATTTTCTTCCTCCTTTTCTAAAGAATAAACTCTAACTAACTCTTCCATGTCTAGTTTTAATTTAGATAAAGTATCTTCAGAGAATATTTGTAAATTAGAACCTTTCATTGCCTCAGGTACTCCTAACATGGTTATACCTTCAAAAGTATAATCTGTTATTTGAATTAACCCATCATCTCTTTCAAAAGAATCATTTACAGATATCTCCATTGATACTTGTGTTTGACCATCTTTTTTGTTTAATATATCTTCAAGTTCATCCATATAATTTTTCCATAGATAACCTTCTGTGACTAAATAATTCTTATCTTTTTCTTCATCATATTCAAAACTTATTTCAGCATCATGTGCGACAAACCCATATATTCTTTCAATATGTGAAATCTTTAAATCATAACCTTCATCTGTTTTAATTATTTTATATTGCATGTCATGACCATTAAGTTTATATTCCTCGGATTCTTCATCATAGATTATAGAACCTAGTATGGGAGTATATCTTAAAGATTTATTAGCACATTTTTCTATATCCTTATCATCAAAATATGATCCATTTGGATTATCTTTGTCATGTTGAACTTTAATAGAACATTTAACAAGTCTCTTGTCGTTATCAAAAGATGTTATATCCTCAAACAAGCATGGAAGTTTCATTTTTTTCATAAAGGATTCCTCCTTTCTTTAAATTTTTGTATAAAAAAATATCGTCCGAAAACGATATTAATTATCTAAAAGAATAATTTATTATTTGTAAAATACTTAGATTTGTCTAACTCAAATTTTAATTTTTTACTATCATTATTGAATACATATACTGTTTTTTCTCCCATATGTTGTTCACAAATATACGAAAATCCACTTAATATTAGTTCTTTTTTGTCGGTTTCATTAAAACAATAAATAAATTTATCCATATTTATTCCTCACCTTTTATTCTCAAGAATCCATTTCCTTGAAATCTTCTTGATATATGTAAATCTTCAGTGTTTTTTATTAATTGACCATACATCTCTTGCTCAGAGGGTTGTCTTTCAAACTCCTTAATAAATTTCTCCCTTAGCAATAAAGAAACCCCTGCTACAATTGGACACGCCATACTTGTTCCACTTGAATTACACCATTTATTATTTAAAAAAGTAGAAGTTATATTAGTTCCTGCTGCACAAATATCCACCCATTGAGATGAATTACTATAATTAGCAATTGATTTATCTATATTTACTGCACCAACATTAATTACTTCCTCATAATTTGCAGGATAAGAAACCTCATCAGTAGAACAATTCCCATCCCCTTCATTACCTGCTGCAGTACAAACCACAATACCCAATTCATTTGCTTGTTTTATTAATTTATGCAACTCTTCTGATTGTGTTGTTGAACCCAAAGACATACTTATTATGTGGCAATTTTGTTCAATAGCATATTTAAACGCATTTATTATAGAATTAAAATCACCATTACCATTTTTAACAAGTGCTTTAGCAACTACGATTTGACATTTTGGTGCTATTTGGACTATTTCACCTATACAAAATGTACCATGTCCATTTAAATCATTATAATCATCTTCATTGCTTTCATTGGTAAAATTTTTACCACATATTATATTATCTTTAGTGAAATCATGAACTGAATATCCTGTATCTATTACACATACTCTCATTCCTTCACCATAAAATCCTTGATTATGCAACTCAACACAATTTGTTAATTTAATTCCATCTGAAACAAAATCTACAAATGGTTTAGTTTCCATTGATAATATCTTAAATTCCATTTAATCACCTTCTAATTTTGTGCTTGACCAGCCTTATTTAAATCTCCAGTTTCTTCTTTAACGTTAGGTCTACCACCAATATCATTACCAGAAGTAGTGTGTGCATTAACCATAGGTTGTAATTTATCATTCAATCGCATCATTTCTTCTTGTTTTAACATTTGATATGCCACGTATGGTTCATGTCCAAAACTTGCTAATAATTGTAATTTAGAAACATATGTTGCAGCACTATTTAATAATTGATTTCTAACTTCTAAATAATTATATCTAGTAGTTTCAAGGAAACACACCTCAAAATTTTTCAAAGCACTATTATGTTTAAAATCTTCATTTAAAAACGAAGTAAATTGCTTCAATAACTCAAACCCTAATATTGAATCTGTTATTTGAGAATATATTACTGCTTGAGTGTTACTTCTGTCTGAATTAAACATTTCGGTTGAAATTCCAGCACTATCATAAGCCGACTCTCTTAGTTTATTAGAATAATCTATATCCTTACTTGAAACATCACCTAATGTTGATAATTTCAACTCGTATGGTAGTCCAACGAAACCTATCCTTCTAGGTAATACCTGTTTAGTATCATAAAAATAATTACTAGCCTCTTCTCCATCTGCCAATATTTCTCCTGTGTTTTTATCCGTAGGTATTACCATTTGAAGCAGTTTAAAATTATCAACTTCAGCATTGTCACTATCCATATCTTCGCTTTCAGTTAATCTAAACAATGTAGTTAATAATGAAGTATAATAAGGTACACTCTTCGGCATTAAATACTCCAACGAAAAAGCGTATCCCTTAGTCTTATCTAATGGATAAAAACCATCTTTATAATTTTTATCATTTTTCAAAGTACCCTTTTTCTTCTTATTGTATATCTTTTGAATATCATCTGGAAACGCTTGAATTAATTCATCATTCATAGCATCGATATTAAATGAATAATTTTGAACAGCACCTTTAGCACTTGATATCTGACAAAATTTATTAGGTATTGGTAAAAATGTTATACCTTCACTATCCGATTGTTTATATATGTATAATTCACCGTCTCTTATTAATCTTCTTAACATCCATGATACATTAAATTTTATATTATATTTTCTTAACTCTTGAACTGCTTTACCATAAGCCTTATCATATTTATCATAATCTTTATATTTACTCATATCTACACATAACAACCAATGATCTAACATTAACATATCTGCCTTATAGTATAAGAATTCATTAATCATACCATTTGAATGCATTATATAATTCATTGCTGCTTGTAAATTATCAGCGTTATCGTAAGGTCTTTCAGTATATTTTTTAACTTGGTCTGAAGTTATATTTCTGGTAGTGGACGCTCCATATAATTTTTTAAGATAATTTATACTTTGTTTACTAAATTTTTCAGCAAACTCCATATTATTTTTCTTAATTTCTTCTTTACTTATATTTATTTCACTTTTATCTATATTGTTCACCTCCAATTTTATTAATTAATGTAAGAATATATATCCACCCTTTTTCTTATTTCTTCTTTTGTACTCATCATCATCTATTAATTGAGCCAAATAATTAGTGTATGCTAAGCTAGAATATCTATCTTTTCTATTTTTACCCTTTTCTTTAATGGCAATATTGCCACTAGGTCTAACCTCATACTCTAAATTTAAGGTTTCAAACACAAACTGACTTGTTTGTATGAATGGCAACATTTGATACGCTTTGTATGCTCCATCAGAAGCAAATTGCTTATCATTATCATAGTCGTCTTTCTTTTCATTTTCTTCTATCAATAATCTTATTTTTTTACTCATTAAAGCATTTTTAAGGAATATGTTAACATTATTATTTGTTTGCTCATAACCTTTAAATACATATATAACCTTTAATCCATCCAAATTAACATCAATATCTACACTAGTGGAACTATCATAAGGCACGAATGGTTCATAGTGTTCATCTATTGATTTATCATAAGAAGATTTAGACAATTCATTTAGTACAGAATATCCTATACCTTGAGCATCTATAATCAATTTATCGCATTCAAATTCAGTGAATAATCTTTTTATCCTAGTACTTTGTTCTTCTACTGACAATCCATTATAAGACTCTATATGAACAACTTCTCGTATAAAACTATCACCACTAGGTAACAATCTCATTAATGTAAATACTGAGTTATCATTAGATACTTTTGTGGTTGAACTACAAACAGCTATATCACAACCCATTATTCTTATTTCATCTTTCTTTTTGGGCATTTGTCTTATTTTTTTCTTTTTAATATCTGGATTTCTATACTCATCATCGCTTAAAGGATAATACGCATTCCTTAAAACTCTACATTTGTTTATTTCGTCTGATTTAAAGAAACTATTTTCGTTCTCCCCATACCAATAACTACAATATTCCATCAAAAAGGCAAATTCACCTATATCTTCTTTATCTTCTTCAATTCTTTCTTTAGTTATTATCTTATGATCCAATCCACATATGTAAGGTATCAGGCAAGCGAATCCTTTTTTATCTTCAACCATCCTTCTTATACCATTCATAAATGTATTAAAACTCCAGTGGCTTTTCATCCAAGCTGACGACAAATATAAAGTTTTATTGGGCTCAAGGGGATAATCACTGTATTTATCGTTATCCATATAACCAGGTCTTCTAGGTGCAGTTAAGAACTGTTTCAATACAGTATTTACTACGTTTTCTTTTATCATTCTGTATTCGTCTGCTATTAATATATTTCCACGACCACATCTGGCTCCGTCATTTGAAGCGACAATTGATATCACAGAAGTATTTTTAAACGTACACTTTACATTATCATGATTGGTGGTTATTTTTTCTATTTCAATATCCAACATGGGATATTTCTGTCTTAGTTCTTCTATTTTCTCTGTTATTATATTAGCAGCCTGTTTTTTATTACCACTGGCAATTACTATTTTAGTACCAGGATATAATATACATCTTACGCAACAAAATACTGCTGTTAAAAATGATTTTCCTAGACCCCTCGAAGCAGTAAAAACGAAGACATTACTTATGTTCATCATAAATAACAGTATCATTTGGAAAGGATATAAATGTATACCTAACCAATCTTCACAAAATCTATGTGGGTTTTTTCTCCAATATTCAGTCCATATCTTTATACCATCTAATAAATTTTCATACGAATCCTTTTTTAAATTATTTCTTTGTTTGCTTTTTGTAGTCTTCATATGTTTCATTCTCCACATCAGAATAAGTTATATCACCAGTCTCAATACCAAAGAATAGTTTTAAAGGCCTAACTATATATCTATTTATCATCCATTGTATTTTATCTACATCAATAAATTCAGGATGTTTACTAGGTATTGGTTCTGTTTGTTCAACTTCTAATATTAGTTGACCAGGTGTTATCTTATCGTTGTTTCCGTATTTCTGCATTTTAGATGGTAACACATTTAAATCTTCCATAGCTTTTCTTATTTGAGTACTTAATTTATCAAAATCATTATGTTTATTATTTACTCTACAGTTTTCTCTCATTATTTCTAATTCACATAAGTTTTTTATTATTTCTTGCTCCTGCAATGTTTCAGATGGATAATGCTTTGTATATTTTCTATATTTTTTTTCTAATTTTGTGTATTCTTTAGAACTATAACTTTCTCCCCAAAAATCAACAACTTCTTGATTAATAAGAGTGTCGTCTACTGAAATCATTTTATTACTTTCTTTACTTAATACAGAATTATCTGCACTTGTCTTATCTCTTGTTGCTTTTTCAACATTTAATTTTCTAAAATATTCCCCTAAAAAATTACCATCTGTTTTTCCGCACTCAATAAACAATGGTTCGCTAAAATAACTATCTAAATTTAAACAAGTATGTTTTAACGCTAATTCTGCATCACCAGAATATTTAGTTAAATAATAATCATATTTATCTTGCACGCAATTTTTACATATGTTCATTCTGTTTGTATCACTATTCATTTTTGATGAACTTTTATAAAAATCTCTATTTAAATATTTTTCAGATCCACATTGAGTACATTTAAATTTTTCTACTTTTGCCACGTTATCAACTCCCTCAATAAAAAAAAGAGATTCGCAAGGGGATACGAATCTCTTGTGCCTAAATAAGCAAATATAGGAGGAGATTATGAAATACATAGTCTACGTTGACTACGTCTATCCTCAGTTGAGAATAGAAAAAGACACGCAAGTAAGGGGTAAAAACTCACGCATCTTTCACTATTCTCAACTATTAATCTCACTCTTCTTGTAAATTTTATTTTTCTCAACATTTTTTCAAGTTCCATA